GATTTAGAAACGAACAAGATATGATACGTAAAATTGGTGGCGAAGTTTGGTGGGTACAACGTGGAGACTTACCTGAATGGTGGGGACATGCAATATTAGATAACAATACTGGTAGTAGCACTATGTCTAATTATGAAATTCATTCTAGTGAATATAAATGGGCAGACACCAACGATAAGTTTGATAATATAATATACAATAATAGTACAATAGATTCTCTTAAACATCAGGTGTTAGATCACCTCGGTTCCAGCCAAACCTTATCAACTCCTGATTGCAATTTAAACATACAGTTTTCAGATTACGGTTGCTGACATTATTTAAATTTCCATCGATATAAAAAATAGTGACTTGATTCCTCACAGTAGGCTTAAAGCCACATGCTTCGCATTTTCTTTTAACTTTATAACCACTTTCAAACCATAATGGTTTAACAGGTTTGTGTGACTTAAGGCATTGCTCACACTTTTTCCTATAATATGTTATATCACCTTTATGATAATTCACTGCTTTTGGACGTTGCCCACATGTGTCACAAATCGGTCTCATGCACGTATTTACCCATACCTTTAAAGGGATTATTTAAAATAGGTGTTTTTTAAGGTGGTCCGGATAAATAACAGTATACAAAATACCTTATAGAAGGAAAGAGAATATGGCACTAATATCACCAGGCGTAGAAGTTACAGTAATAGATGAAAGTAATTATACTCCATCAACCGCAGGCACAGTAGCAGCGATTGTTATTGCAACTGCAGAAAACAAAACGAGTGGCACTGGCACAGGAACTGCATCCGGCACAACTGCGACCAATGCAGGCAAGTCTTATCTAATAGGAAGTCAAAGAGAATTAACAAGCACATTTGGTAATCCGACTTTTTATAACACATCAGCAGGCACACCTATAAACGGGTATGAACTTAATGAATATGGACTTATGTCTGCATACAGTCTATTAGGTGTAAGCAATCGTGCTTATGTGATGAGGGCAGATATAGATTTAGCAGAATTAGCAAGTAGTGCAAGCCGACCATTAGGACAACCAACAAATAACACTATTTGGTGGGATATCTCCGGTGATACAAGATGGGGAATATTTGAATGGAATGGAAGTACAGGAAATTTTACAAATAAGATTCCTACAGTAATAACAAGTACAACAGATTTAGATGGTGGTGTTCCAAAAACATCAATTGGTGCTATAGGTGATTATGCATTAGTTGCTACAAACACAAGTAATCCTGTCTATTATAAAAATCGTGCAAATGCTTGGGTATTAGTAGGTAGTGCAAGTTGGCAAATTTCTCATGCAACTATTGCAGGTACTGTAGCAAGTCCAAGATTTACACAAGGACATAGTATTACAATAAATGGTACTACAGTAACAATGGTTGGAAGTACTGTAACAGAACTTAAGACTAGTATTAATAATGCAAGTATTACCGGTGTAACTGCAGACGTCCATGAAAATAAAATTGAAATTTATGCAAACAGCACTGCCGTTGGTGTAGACAGTGTTGCAGATGGTAAAATTGTTTTAGCAAATGCAAGTGGTAGTATATTATCCGATGCAGGTTTGACTGCTGGTACATATGCAAGACCATTAATTGCACAAGATCCGCATTATACAGTCCCAGCATGGAAGTCAACAGATACTGTTCCACGTCCAACAGGAAGTGTGTGGGTGAAGACAACACAAAGTAATTTAGGATTTTTAGCAGATGTTAGTACATATTCAACATCAACTGCAAGTTTTACTTCTAGTACTGCTCCAGCATATACAAATGATGTTACTGCACTAAAAAACTTAGATACAACTGGTGGTTCAAAAATTACTGCTGGTAGTTACTATGTGCAGTATGATGTCACAGAAAACGATACTGTGACTTATAAATTATTTCAACGTTACAGTGCAGGTGATTTGATTGTTACAGGATTAATCAATTCATCAACACCACTTACTGCAGGTAACAAGTTTACAATAAGTGCAAGTAGTGCAAATAGTACTGAAATGAGTACTGCAGTTGAAGTTACTTTAAGTGGCACAGGTCTTGCAAATTTAGCAAGTGACATAAACGGTGCTAACGTAAGTGGAGTAAGTGCAAGTGTAAACAGTGGAGGATACCTTGTAATCAAACATAGTTTAGGTGGTGTAATAGTACTAAAAAATACTACAGGCACACCATTAACTGATGCAGGTATTACTACAAGTATTACAACAGGACAAGTTAGGGCAGGAAATAGCAGTGATTTAATCGTAAGTAACTGGATTGCTCCAACATATACTGCAAGTATTAGTGCACCTAGTGCGAATCCAGACGATAATACACATTGGTATGCAGGTGGTTTTGAAGCCGATATACTAATACATGATGGTACTACTTGGAAAGGTTATCAGAATGTAACAGATACAAGAGGCTTTGCACTAGGAAGTACAGATCCAGATGGTGTCATTTTTAGTACAACTGCACCGACACTACAAAGTGACGATAGTGCATTGGTCAATGGTGATCTTTGGATTGATACTAGCGACTTAGAAAATTATCCATTGATATATAGACGTGAAACAGTCGAAGGTGAAGCAAAATGGGTAATTATAGACAAAACTGATGAAACAACTGAAAACGGAATCATTTTTGCAGATGCACGTTTTATGGGTGATGGAACAACTGATGTAGTCACAGGAACTATTCCAACAACTAAGACATTACTTACAAGTAATTATTTAGATATTGATAAACCAGATCCTAGTGTTTATCCACGTGGCATGATGCTATTTAATACAAGACGTAGTACATACGGTGTAAAGAAATTTAGAGCAGACTACTTTAGTAGAACAAACTTTAGTGACACAACACTTTATCCAACATTACCTACAGAAAAAGATGCATGGGTAACTTCAAGTGGAAAAACATTTGGTCGTAAGGCAGTTAGAACAGTAGTAGTAAATGCAATGAAATCTGCAATAGATTCAAGTGCAGAATTACGTGAAGATGCAAGAACATTTAATGTTATTGCCGCTCCTGGATATCCAGAATTGATAAGCAATATGGTAAGTCTAAATAATGACAGACGACAAACATGCTTTGTAGTAGGTGATACACCATTAAGATTAGCAGCCACAAGTACTGCAATTGAAAATTGGTCAACTAATACTGTAAAAGCAAGTGATAACAACGAAGACGGACTAGTTACTAGCGATCCATACTTAGGTGTATTTTATCCAAGTGCATCAACAACAGACATAAGTGGGAATACAATTGTTGTTCCGGCGAGTCATGCTGTATTAAGAATGATTGCTAGAAGTGACGATATTAGTTTTCCATGGTTTGCGCCTGCAGGCACAAGACGAGGACTTATAGATAATGTTTCAAGTATTGGTTATATAAGTGCATCAACAGGTGCTTTTATTGTTGATAACATACGTGAAAGTGTAAGAGATACATTATATACTAATAGAGTTAATCCGATTGCTTTTTTCCAAGGAAGTGGAATACTTAATTACGGAAACAAAACAAGAGCACCTAGTACAAGTGCATTAGACCGTATTAATGTAGCCCGTTTGACAGGATTTTTAAGACGTCAATTACAAACAATTGCTACAGGGTTTGTTTTTGAGCCTAATGATAAGTTGACTAGAGACGAGCTCAAACAACAAATAGAACAAACATTAAACGACTTAGTAGCAAAACGTGGTGTATTTGATTACTTAGTAGTATGCGATGATACAAATAATACTTCAGATAGAATAGACCGTAACGAACTTTATGTTGACGTTGCTATTGAACCTACTAAGGCTGCGGAGTTTATCTTTATTCCGATCAGACTTAAAAATACAGGTGAAATTGCAAGTGGAAACGTAGCAGCCGCAAGTACAGTTTAAAAAAAAATAAAAAAACAATGGGGGTTTGATACCCCCATTTTTTATGACTGAAAACTGATAAATACTTTTATAATTAGAATTAGGAGCAGAATGAAATGTCAGTTTCATCATTAACAAAGTTTACAGTACCTATAGACGGTGATCAAAGTGCAGCCAGCCAAGGCTTGCTGATGCCAAAATTAAAATATCGCTTTAGAGCAAGTTTTGAAAACTTTGGAGTCAGCACACCAAGAAGTGAAATGACAAAACAGATAATGAATATTACCCGTCCTGCCGTTACATTTGAAGAGAATATAATTGACATCTATAACAGTAAAGTATACTTAGTTGGCAAACATAGTTGGGATCCTATTACAGTTAACTTGCGTGATGATGTGAATGGTTCGGTGTCTAAACTTGCAGGTGAGCAAGTTCAGAAACAATTTGATTTCATGGAGCAGTCTAGTGCCGCTTCTGGTATTGACTATAAGTTTATTACACGATTTGAAATATTAGATGGTGGCAATGGTGCAAATACTCCAAATGTTTTAGAAACTTGGGAACTATACGGATGTTTTATACAAAACGTAAACTATAACGAATTAGATTATGCATCACAAGATCCAGCAAATATTACAATGTCAATACGATTTGACAATGCAGTACAAACACCATTAGGTGAAGGTATAGGTTCTGGTGTGGCAAGAACAGTCGGACAAGTAGTAACTGGCTAATAGGAGTTAGTTATACATGGCTAGTGTAAATCCACTTTTAAAAGGATTATCTACAGGTAATTCTGTAAAAGATTACTCACATGCGTCTAAAACGTTTGTTGAAAATAATTACGAGTTACAACCAAAATACAGTAATTTATTTCATGTAATATTTGAATTTACAACCCAAGCATCTACTTTATTTGACACAATCGAACAACTTGAAATCCCAATACTTGTGAAGACTGCAGATTTACCTGCGTATACATTAGACGTACAAACCCATAATCAATACAATAGAAAAACACAAAGTCATCACAGTTTTACATACCAACCAGTCACTATACGATTTCATGATGATGCAAAAGAAACAATTAGAAACCTTTGGCACAAGTATTATACTTTTTATAATGCAGATCCTACATATGACTTAGATGGAAATAGTTATACAACTTCAGACAAATACGCAAATAGGACCCAACAACAATGGGGACTGCAACGAGGTAATAAAAGATTTTTTAAAAATATAAAAATTTATAGTATGCATAATCACAAATTTGGTGAATATACTCTTGTTAATCCTATAATTACTTCTTTCAATCATGACTCCCATGCTTATGCAAATGGTACATTAATGGAAAATACAATGCAATTAGCATACGAAACAGTAAAATATGCTACAGGTTTTGTGAATAACATTAATCCTAGAGGATTTGGTGATATACATTACGATGTAGAAACTAGTGATTTAAGTGTAGATACAATACCAGAGAATAATGCATTTGTCAACGGATCTACAATAAGCACTACAGGACAACGTCCAAGTGATTTATTTAAAGGTGATGTAATAGGTACGATTACAGATGCTGAAATCATATTTAATTCACAAAGATTTAACACAGCAAATTTACTACAAGATACAATATCTATTTTTGCTAATAACTTACTTACAGGCAAAAAATCTACAAGTAATATTCTTGTTCCTATTACAGGAGCAGTCGAAAAGACTGCATCTAATTTTGTAGG